TATCTACCTATGTCACTTATGGTAAAAACACAAGCGCCGGCAATCCAGAGGGTAATATATTCTATAATTTCAGAGCAACATCTAGTGGTTGGTCGATCCGAGCAGCTTCGGGCGTTGGCCACACTTTTCAGCATTACACTCCCGCTGGCTCCTTAACCAGTGTTCCGACATCACCCACGGCAGGCCAGGATTATCAACCATATACAGCACAGACTGGTACAGTAACACCAGATGCAATCAAGTATAAAAAGACCTTGGTGCAAGACGCGTCAGTAGGTCTCATGAATATAGCAGGATTCACTACTAATGTTGGAGCGATGCCGCCCGGCGATAATCCTATACCCGGTACATACCAAGTAAATCCAGACGTCTGGCAGGCAGTCAGTACCAATCAATCATTTCAATTTACTCATTTCGGCGCGGGCACCTTTGTCTCCCAAGCCGGTGGTGTTGGCGGTTTTGATAGCTTATATAAGATAGAGCTTTGGGCTCGTAAAGCTGGATATGATGATACTTTAGTTGCTACTTATTTGTCTCGTATATACGCCACGGATACCCATCAGCCTAATGTCGGCGGTGGCGGTGGTGGTGGTGAAGAACCGTAACCGTGTCTTTTGTAGTTGCTAATACTGTATCGAGCAGGATAGTAAGTAAGATCGGGCTCGAAGCGCAATCACAATATTCTATACAGGAATGTTCTGTAGAAAATACTGATTTGGAAATTTGCTGGTGTGATGATCCCTCAGCTGGTGTGATGAGTCATTGGTGGGATAGCGATAATCATTGTTCCCATGAAAAAACTGAGATGGCTTTAGAATATGACCAAATAGCAATTAGTATTCCTTTTTTGGATCCCTACGAATATACATCAGAAATCTCTCAGCCAGGAATAGTATTTCCTGACCCAGCCGAAGTAATAGCAGCAGGTGAGACACCGGTACCTTACGATACCTCAATGCACAAGAATCGAGATATAATGCACGTCCCTGCTGGTGGTACGGTAACTATTGGTAATATTCCAACAGACCCAGACACGTTCATAAACATCCATCAAGCTAATAACAACATCTTAATCACTGACCCTACTGATCATATTACTATTACCGCAATAGCTAATGATGTGATTAATGTTGGAATTGATTCACCAAAATATTTTTTCAAGGCTATAGATATAGTCGGAGTGGTGATCTAATGCCAACAAGAGGATCGGGGTCTATTGGATATGCTGAACTTCAGCAATACATGGGTGGCAGCAATCCAATTTACAATTCTGAATATCGAGGAGTAGATGGCTCCTGGGCTTGGAATGCTATCTACGATGCAAACGAGTATTATTGTAGACCCCGACCTTGGTATAATCCTTCAGGTACCAGCATAACAGTCTGGAACTATGGTTCATATCTACAACCCAGAGCTGCTTTTACGTCCTATGGTGGGGGCAATATGTACTTTTGCTCTACAAATTACTTTCCTAGCCAATTTGACGGTCAATGGATAAATTATGGACCCAATCCTAGCTTTCCAGCCGTATATCGAGTAGGTAGTAGGGCATATCTGACATGGCAAAACCATAATGGTGTAAGTGGTTATAGAACAATACTGCCATACTTTTGGTTCTATAGTGACATTCGTCTGAAAGATCATATTCAATATATCAGAACAGAAAATGGTCATAGACTTTATACTTGGACGTGGAATAAGTTAGCAAATACTTTCGGGCTAGTAGGTGAGAGTGCTGGTGTTCTAGCTCAAGAGGTTAAGGAATATATGCCATCAGTCGTTAGATTAGTTAATGGCTATTATCAAATTAATTATAATTTTTTAAAATAACGGTTGACATTTACATTTAAATGTGATATGATGGTATGTCTATTAAGGAGTGGAAATGAAAAAACTTATTATAGGAGCTGCAGCTCTTTTCTTTACGGTCATTGTGGCGCAATCTACTGCTGGTTCAGGCCCTGTAGTAAAGGATCGATATAAAACAGTAGTTATAAGAAAACCCTACACTGTTGAAGAGTGTGAAGATCGTCTGGTCGGTGGAGACAAGACAGGATCTACTCTAGGTGGGGCAATCATAGGTGCTGCAATCGGCAATGCAATCGGGAAAGATACTGAAGCAACTGTTGCTGGTGCTGTGATTGGTGGAGCAATTGGACACGATAAATCAAAAGCACGACCTCATTATCGTACCTTTTGTACAGTAACAACAAAGTACAGACGAGAAGAACGAGAGGTCTATAGCCACTCGACAGTTACCTTCACACACGAAGGCGTCACCTACACAGAACAATTCGATAAGAACAGATAATGGAAATTTTAATTATGGTTTGGTTTCTAATAGTAGGTATTGTAGGGAGTGTATATCCACTTTTGGATACAAAAGAAAAAGTAAAATTTAACAAATCTGATCTTATGTACTGCGATGGAGATAACACATGAGCAATATAGTAAGTCTTTGCGAATATCGTGCTCGAAAGATAGAAGATCAGATCGAGGCTGAATGGACCGCAGCAGATGGTATGGGAGATTTCGTGTCAGATGAAGAATTGAAATCACTTATGGACTATTTGAGAGATGCACTAGATGATGATTATAAACCATGTATGTGGGCCAATGATTTTTCTAGTGCTGTAGATACAATCACATATACTGTCGCGCTGGAAGATGAAGCCGACATAACTTTATCATGGGATAATAAAGATGAACCGAAAAGCTGATCATATTGATGAACGCAATTATGCTGCAGAGGCCGAAGATTTAATCAAGGGTCTCAAAACAAGTCAACTGTACAAGTTATTTGAAATTGTGATCAAAGAACAAAAGAGGGCTGCCTCAGAAGAACGACACAAAGAATTAAAGGCAGTCTTTGAGGTGATCAAACATCACCCTAATGTAGACCCTGGTCGTATAATGCGACTAGAACGAGGATACGGTCCTATGGCTTCTCAAGCTAAAGCCAAGGATGGAAATACAATTAAATACGGTAAGAAGGCCTAACGATGGAATTATTCTGTTTAGTTATTGGGTTTGCTCTGGGATTCTTTGTGGGTAATGTAAAAGATCTTCAGGATATTGCCATAGATCTATGGGATGAGACAAAAGTCTTTGCAAGCAAGATTCGAAGAAAGATAAAGGAACGAAGAGGTTAATCCTCATTACTTTATCTGTTCTTCTAAAGCCTTATCCATTTCGGATTCTAATTGAGCCAATTTCTTCTCGATGTACTCTAAACGTATGTCATGTCTATGTGACAATCTTACAGTTTCTTGTACCTCGGGTGGTGGCTCCCAATTGGTTCTGAATTCACTATTCTGCTCAACATAAGACTCTGCCAAATGTAGATCACGTTCTAGCATTGTAATTCGTTCAGTCAATTCAAAATATCCCATAACGATAATACCAGTAGCAAAAATCATAGCTAGAAGATTGCGTATTGGTATTGTCACATTAGAGTTTTCATCAATATCAAAATCTGACATTACTTTTTACCTACAGCATCCGCAGCAAAGAAGGCAGAAACCAAAACTGCTATTGAAGCAAAATATGTTGGTGCAATATCAGCAATCAATTTTGCAGCATTCTCTAATCCGAAGAAATCCGTAAGGAAAATACCAAAGGGATAGAGTAAAAGACCTATCAATGAGAACCATGCCATCTTACGAATAGCATCACGTTGCGCATCTTTGTCTTCGAGTTCTTTTCGTTTGAACTCAAGATTCATATGCTCTTCGATTTCTTCCATAGAGATGTGGCCATCGCCATTTTTATCGGCAGCTGCTAAATGCTCGTCTACTTGTACCTTTTTCTTTCCGGCCATTTTACTTCTCCTTCTTTAACAACGTATACGCACCATAGAGTAAACCACCCCATGCTACTAACTTTACAACTCCTCCTAATAATATAATTGCACCACAAATGCCGATCAATACTGCTCCGTCAAGTGATGTTCTTTCAGTTAAGATTTCTTTAATATAACCCATAAGTTACTCCTTAATGTCTTCTGGTTCCATAAAACAATTTTCGGAACCTAGTTTAGCCCAATGTAGTTCACTTATTACTTTGTTGTACCAAAGCCTATCATATTGACTGTTACACTTGGCAGCCTCTTCTGTCAGCTGTTCCATTCGCACATCAATATACGACAAATATTTCTCTATCGTTATTGGTTTTACATGACTAGTCGAACGTCTCATTTTTTTGATTTTTTCTCTTTATATTGGTCCCACTCAACCTTTTCAAGTTTTGCAAGGCGCGCTTCTAATTCATCAATCTTGCCAGTGATTCTTGGATATTTCTTTCGCCAAGCCTCTGGATCATTCTGCAACCAAGTCCAACCCCATCGAACTGCTAAGTGTTCAAGCAGCCCATCGAATTTCGCAACAGCCCATGTGGCCATCCGAGTGTCTTTAAACCAAAATAAGAATCCAGCACCAAGTAATGATCCTGCTATTGCTGTGTAGATCCATAATGTATCACTAAACATTTCCGCTAACATCAGCTTCTTCTCCTGTATATTGGGAATAATATGCTGAACTATGATCGAAGAAATTGTCAAATGGTTGACCCTTCTTCAATGCAGCCCAACGACCTTTCAATTTATCTCGCATTCTTGCACCCCAAGATAGGTTGCCATGAATGTGTCCATTGAAATCGATGTACATTGGCGGACAATGATGACGATACCCCATCAGAGCCAGGGGCACTGTAGGAACGATGTCATTGTTATTTACAAATCGGAAGTGTTTAACTTGAGCAAACGCCTTGACGAAATCAGCAGTACCTGTTCGGGGTGACCCATATGTAAAGAGGCAATCGATGCTGATATCCATAGAGAAACGACTAGCTGCAACCGTGGCCATTGCACCACCTAGAGAATGTCCGCAGAGAGTCAATTTTTTGCCTAGATGTGGTGTCACTGCTTTAGTGACATCAACCCATAATTTTTCTAATTCGTTTTGAAAGCCATTATGTACTTTCCCGTGTCCGATTAAGGGTTCATCTGGCCACGCATTTAAATCAGCAAGGATATCAGTGAATTCCGAAGGTTCTGTGCCCCTAAAGGCAATTGCAACTTCTTTCTTATTCCAGACAACATGGCATTGAGCACCATCGATATCGATGAATTTATGACCTGTCCAACCTAATGATTTGAAATGTGGCTTTGCTTCCTTACCGTCTAGGTAGGCTGTTTGGGCCATTACCGCGTGTCTGTGCGACTCAAGAATATCTTCATGACTATACTGCGTAACTTTTTTCATTTTTTTCTCCGCAATTTTGTAGTGATTCAAAATCTATTTATAAATAACGATGAGTTTATCTTGACATTCTTATTAGTTTGTGATAAGATAACACACATTGAATTGAGGATATTTTATGGCAAATAATTTGAAGGAACTAACTTGGGAACACCATCAGAATGCTGAGAGGACCGAGTTTGCAGAACTGCTTATAAGTGGTGATATTCATCCTAGACTTTATCAGAAGTATCTCTATGCACAAATGATAATATATGGGGTCCTAGAAACAGCAGTAAAATTGCCTTCTGATTTAGAAAATGTTTTTAGAGCAAATGCCATAATGGAAGATCTCCAAGAGCTCGAAGATCTGCATAGGTTAGAAGAAATAGAAGATACTTACCCATCGGTTGGTGAGTATATTCTACACATTAGCAGTTTAGACGAGAAGGGTGATAATGATTCTCTTCTCGCACATGTATATGTCAGACACTTTGGTGACATGCATGGAGGTCAAATCATTAAGAAAAAGACACCAGGTTCTGGAACGATGTATGAGTTCGAGAATCGCACGAATCTTATTGCTGGGATTCGAGCATTATTACATGATGACATGGTAGACGAAGCAAGAAAATGCTTTGGGTTTGCCGAGCGCCTCTTTTACGAATTGATGGATGATTGGAAGGGAGGCGACGGGTATGATGAAATCACAAGTTTCATAGACCCCGATTACGAACAGTCGGATTACAATGATGACTATTAACTTTAGTAACGCCTATGGAGGCAAAGAAATACAGCACATGGAAAAGTTCCTCAACGCCGTCAGAAGTGACGAAAACAGAAATGCTTGGTTTCAAGCAGGAGAGTTGATTTTAGTAGGCTGTGTATTGTTTGGGATGCTTATCCCAATGCATGCATTACTCTAAAATCAGGCCATTGTTATGAATTCAGTGATTTGGGATAGATTGAGATTGTTAGCAACGGAAATCGAAGATATTTTCGATAGTAATCTTGCTCGTTATAATAATCCAAAACATAATAAGAAATTTGAAGGTTGGAAAGATACTTTTTGGAAGTCGGATATTATCAGAAAGGCTCATGTAAAAATCATTGAGCCCGGCACCACCCACAATAAAAAGTTATGGCTACTACATGTAAATGTATTTCCTCAGCCATGGATCAATTTACCAATATTAGGTTTCGATGTGGTCTCAGGACCAAATAAAATCAGTGGGTCGTTTATGGACTTCTCACCGGTTGCAGAAGAGACGCACCCGTATGTTTCCTATTTCAGTGGTTTGACTTCAGACCTCAGTTGGAAAAAGCCCAGAGAATTACCAGAATGGGCAACAGAAATATTTTCACCTCACATAGTTGCAGCAGGTGGTATTTCTTCTGAAGATGAATTAGAACAATTTTGTAATACAGGAATTGCAGCAGTTCGATTTTACATGGAAGATTTAAATTCTAATGCCTGGCAAGATGGCAATTCAGATTTTCTCCCAGCACAAAATAAGTATTGCAAGAATCAAAAAAAGAATGCGCAGCTTTATCGCTCTCTTTTGGCCATGGGAATTCCTATGCACGATTCAATCCCTTACATCAATGATGTTCTGTTCGAAGAAATTTAGGAATATATTAAATTAATGTCAGTGTTTACAAAAAATTGAGTATATATATCATCGAGCTCACGAGGCTCTACCCCCAACAAACGTGTTGAACTCTTATAAAAAGGAAAAATGAAATGATTAATACTAAACAATCCGAAAGGTTTTGTTTAATTTGTAGCGTCTTACAGATTGTAGGATTTACGTTAATAATGCCAATTACATTCATGCTCAGTCTGAACGCAGGTCTGTTATAATGTCTAAAGATCTAAAAGAAAAATTATTAGTAGGTTTCTTTGTATCCGTTTTGGTAGCCGGTCTTATGGCCCCACTCTTTACCCCGAATTACGGTGTTGTTGTGTCAGGTGAATCACTTTACATGCCAGTACCATATCTGTAAAACTTTTTGGGTGCCCCTTAAGCGCATGGCGGCATAAACTGGGGAGACGCATCTCCCCGACCCAATCTTTATATGTTGACAAGGAGGCTTTATGCCAGGTATTATAATCGCAATGATCTTAGTAGGAACTGTACTTGTAAAAGACAGTAACCGAAAATTAGACGAAAGATGTGCACAAGAAGTTTTAGATGGGATCGCAGAATCCCACCAAGAATGTCGTAGGTACTACACGTCTAAATAAATTAAGGTTCATGTGAGATCAGGACTTTATTATGAGACGAAATAATATTTTTTATGTGTTTGGTTTGCAACGAACCGGCACTGTGTTTGTGGAAGAGTCGTTCAAGGCAAACAATCAGCATTGGAATATGGGCAATAAAGAATTTGCAGATGTACAAAACTGGGGCAAACCTTGGAAACATTTGATAGATTTAGAAGTCCTTAAGCCAGAAGAATGGAAAACTGTTCCAACCCTTGTGGTAATTAAAAATCCGTATACATGGATCGAATCTATTGTATACAGAGAACCTATAGATTTCTTTGATACTCAACCAAGATATGACGAATTAAAAACCGATGATGAATCTTGGCACGTTGAGGGTATCGACGTGGGAGCTTTAGCAACTATCTGGAATGAGTTTTATAAGAAATGGGTCATCAAAGATATTCCATGGCTAGATTTCGAAAATGTATGGATATTTAAATATGAGGATTTGATTACCGAGGGCACCGGTGAAGTTATTTTCAAAATGATGTTGGACAAATTTGAAGTGCCGATGTCAGCACCAATGTGGAGAAAAAGCTTGGCAGCCATTCGTCCTATGGACCAAGTGTTGTTAATTCCACCTGGCTTTTTGGCTCACCAATTTGCAGCTGATTTCACATGGGAGAGAGCACAATACTACAGGAATCAATTCCCAATGCAATTACCCCAAGAAATAGTTAAAATGATTTCAACAAAATTAGATACCGAATTAATGATCAAGTCAGGATATCATATAATATAATAAATGTCTTGACATTCAGGTCGCCACCTGATATAATAACAGGAATAACCAAATGACCGACGAGGATCCCTATAATATGGTAGTAGCAATGACGCCCGAAAAAATACATCACGCGATATCTAATATGATATCAAATGGTGTTCCTTATATTGATGCTCTGTGCGAGTATGCAGAAAGAAATAACTTGGAGATCGAATCAGTAGCCGACGTGGTAAAAAAATCTTCTATTCTAAAAGAAAAGCTTAGAACAGAGGCGGTTAAATTACGTATGGTACAAAAAGATGAAGCCGATATCACCGACATATGCTAATGAAGAAGCGTATTCTGCGTATATCAGATATCTCGCTCTTAAAAAACATTTTACGACAGATCAATACGATTTTCATAAATATAATGGCAAAGTCAAGGCGTCTTACGAGACGTTTCGAACGCGCAATGATACATTCTACTTTCGGAAGTTGACAAAACATCCCGACTGGCAGAACGTTTTACTGGCAAACCTTTTGGTGAAACCAGACACTTGGATTAGAGATATAGTAGAGCCTGAAGGGGCTCGTATCTATACCGAATGGCTCAAGAGAATTGAATCACTCGGGTATCTATTCCAATCCGACCTGAAGTCGCTCAATGAGGACTACAGGGAGAACTTTATATCACATGAAGGACAACACCCCTACATTATGACACTATTCTTACAGAAGAAGATATCGTTAGAGACATTTACGATATTAGCTCATCTGGCGAAAATATTTACGTATTGGGACGAGAAAGTGGTTGACAAGTTCGTAGCTTCTGATATAATAAGAAAATCAAGAAAGTATAAACCCTTCCTTGATTTTGAACCAAAGCGATTCTCTGACTATGTCAAGAATCACTTTTTATTATGAAATAAATCGCAATACTAAAAATACATCGCTATACGAAGGAGAACAACCTATGGCACTTAACGACTTTTCAGCACTGAAA